TCGATACTAAAATCTATTGAATAGTCGAATTCATTTGGTTCCTCTTGCATCTATAATCCTGCGATGAACTTGTTAAACTCAATTGCATTCTTTATTTGATAGTTGCGTTGGTGGATCTGTTTAAGTATATCCTCCAGATACGCAAGCATCACGTTATAGTAATCAAGTTTTAACGAAACTCCTGAGAGTTTCTCATCTGCGTCAAGATACTTCTGCATAGTTTCTTTATCCCTAATCTTTTTTGGAAAAGGGTTTTCAACATAGACATCAGGGTCTGCTTTTCCACTGAAGTATTCATAACGCTCATGTCGAATGTTTTTGCGTTGCTGATCACCCTTCTTTTTTAAAAGTAGGATGTTATTGTAAATATCAAAATATTTTGCATGTAGAGATGGGATCTTCAGTGATTCATTATGTAAGTTGTCGGGATCTATAATAGCATCCCTTGTCCACATCTCTTGAATCTTCACTAGGTCAAACGTCATAAGCGTTTTCCGTTCATATCGAATATATTGTAAATAGTATACTTGAAAGATACCTCTGCTGTAAAGTATTGGTAATCTTCAACCGTTGCATCTAACTGCATAGGTCCAAGCGAATATGGAAATATATTATCAAACTTAACTTGGAATTGTGCGAGTTGTTTACTATTTAATACAATCAATGTAGCATCTGAATACAGATTCTTTTGATCAGTAAATCCAGCAAACCTTTCCCCATCTTTCTGAAACTGTTTAATCTCTGAAAGTTTCTCAGGGTAGTTGATTCCTCTCAACCAATTTTGTATCTCCATATAGTTGAGGAGTTCCTCATCAACCAGGAACTTAACTGTCAAATCCTCAAACACTGGTTTGTCGCCAGGGATAGGTATATTCTTCAAGTAAGTTGGTTGCTCTGCAAATCCACAGGATATACCAGGGATGTTTACCTGATTGCCAGTAAAGGAAACATATGGTGCTCTATTTATAGTAAACTTAAAACCAACACCAGACAAATAGTTTCTATTCTCTAGTTGCTGTGCTGATATACTTCTTGCTGGTGTTACGTTCATAACGCTTTTAAAACTATTTATGATTAATTATTCAATTCATAACAAGCTGATCTTGCCAACTCTGGATTCTTTTTTAATGCTCGATGCACATAACCATGCACATCAGCATCTAAAGTAAGATGTGCCTTAGTATGGACGAACTGAATCAACCCCAAGGTTCCAACAAAAGTTAGATTTAGGATTGTAACTGGATGAAGGAGAACAGCAGTAATTTTTTTCATTCTACATCAGTTGGGGGATTTGGCCATCCGGGAGGACACATAGGTATGCTGTAAGGTTCACTCATAATAGATTTAACTATTGTTTCATCAACCTCTACAGGGTTTATAGGATCGCTATCTCTCCATATAGATGGCATATCTAAAAGTACTTTACCTGTAGTATCAGAGGGAGTAATGCTTCTGATACAAAGAGCTGGTGGAGTATAATCCATAAAAAAAGGGGTGCCGTCGCACCCCCAGTATAACATCTAGATGTTTACGTGTCTATATTAAATATCAGAAGTTAAACTTCACGCCCAGTTTTGCACCGTAGCCACGGTCAAGATCTTCGTCACCAGAACCGACGAAGGAGACTTCACCGTATGCACCCAACTGCTCTGTCAGTGCAAGTCCAAGACCTGCTTTACCTGAAGGAACCGTGTCGCTATCGCCACCGTCAGGAGTCAGAAGGGTAGCACCACCCTGAACGTAGTATGAACCAGTGTCGCTGAAGGAACCTTCGTATCCTACGTGCAGGTCTGTTCCAGCACCATTATACTCGGATCCAGTCCAACCAGCGTTGGTTTCGACGTTGACATATGGACCTGCAAGGGCAGCGCCTGCGGACATTGACAGAGCAGCAGTTGCTGCGAATACAGATTTAATCATTTAATTTACCTCTTAAAAATTTACTTGCGGAGTGTTTACCCGCAGATGTAGGATTGAGTTGTCTCAATCGCTGTGCTTAATATACCACCGTTTGGTGGAGTCGTCAAGTCCCCTAGGAGGACTGTTGTAAAACGTTACACAGTAACGCTTGAGTATTTATACGCAATTGCTTTACGGTTTACCGACTTTCTTTATAATGTCGGATACGATGGCAGTTACTGCAAAGCATTACACACTTATTCGCCTCTTCCATAATTGTGTTGATATTACCATCTAGTCGGGGAGCAATCTCGAATGATTTAATTGAGGGGTCGATATGGTGGAAGTCGTAGCAACAATGTGGAAATGACTTACCGCAATCATTACACTTATCACCGAAGTGCTCCACCACCAAGGATTTTCTTTCATCTCTCCTCCGCATTACATAAAGTTTGTGTTTCTCTTTATCTCTTTTGCCACCCTTGTTATTATAGTGGGTTCCAATAGTTGGGTCAGAGGGTCTAGGCATAATCACAACGTATATTTAACATTACTATGTATAAAAAAAGGACCCTTGCGGGTCCCTGTAAAGATATGAGCAAGACTCACATCAGATTTTTCACGAGAACGCGTCTGTAGTAGCGGTTAGCATTCAGTTGGAGGCGTCCAAGACCTTGGGCCTTGCCTTCAGCGAATGGGTTAGCAACCATACCATAACGGGTTTTGAAACCAATTTTTGGTTGGAAGGTGTTCTCTCCAACTGCACGTACCATCTGCAGGGGTACATATGGGCAGTAGAAGATGCCTGCGTCATAAGGTGATGAACCCTTATAACCAACAACGTAATACTGATTAGCAGCAACGTTTGCAGAATATGGGTCAATGTAGACTCTGTACTTACCGTTCAGAGTACCAGCAAAGGTGTTGCCAGTATCATCAACATTGAGGTTAGCATTAAGTGCTGGGGTGTAATCCAGTACGCCTGCCATTGTGAGTGCGGAAGCAACGTCTGCGGAACACAGAATAACGTTACCCTTCCCTCTACGAGTTCTTTGTGCGATTGCGTTAGCATCACGCTCGATTTGGAAGATAAGTCCTTTGAACTTCTCAACTGACCAGCGACCGTTGGAGTCAACGTCAAGGTCAAACTGACCAGCAGTTGCAGTGTTAGCAACAGCACCCTGTTCAGCAACCTTGTAGATGGTTCTGATAACTTCGCGGTTGATTTCAGCAAGGATCTCTGTGGAGAGAATGTTTGCCAATTCCGCTTCAGCGTTCAGACCGTGGATTGCCTTAAGGTCTTGTGCCAGTTCCAAGGAGTACTCAGCCTTGAGTGCTCTTGACTTAGCGGTTACGGTGACTTTCTCGATCGAGAATGCCATCTCGTTGAAGGCGTCGTTGCCAGCACCATTAAGGTTTTCGGCATCGCCTGTTGCCATACCCTGACCAGTGTTATATGGTGAAGGGTTGGTTGTTGCTGTACCAACTGGGTTCAGTGCGGATGGGTTGCTGCCAACCTGACCTGTAGTACCGAAACCGACTGGACCGTCGCTATAACCACCGGTAAGATCAAGACCTGCGTCCTGACCGGAGAATGCGGAGTTTGCTTCGTCGTAGAATGCCTCTGGACCACTCTGGTTGGTGTAGCGTGATCTCATTGCGAAGATCAGGCCAGTAGGACCACTCATTGGTTGTACGCCAGCCAGATCATAAGCGATCAGGTTGGGCATAGAGCGTCTGATCAGTGAGATCAGTACGGGGTCGAAACCTGCGGTTGGACCAGCTGCTGCTGAGTCTGCACCAAATCCACCTGATGCGCCAGCTGCGTTAGCTGCGTTGGTTGGGGTTTCTGCCAGGTATGAAGAACCTGAATCGAATGCTGCTTGCTCCCTAAGGAACGTCTCTTGGTTTTCTAGCAGGACTGCGGTAACCGCTCTACGATGTGAATCCTTGATTTTATCAAGTCCATCATAATCGAGAAGTGGTGCCCACTTTTCCTGCAACTGTTCGGAATGGAACATTTGCTTTTTCTCCTAAAAGTTAGTTTGTTTTAATGTTAAATTCAGTTTTATTTTGCAACTGAGGACAGTGCTCTCAGATAAGAACTCATGTCTCTTGTGTAGTTGGGCGATTCTTGAACCGACTCAACTCCCTCTGAAAGGGTTTCTGTCTTTGCCGCGACTGGAGTTGTGACTTTAGAAGGGAAATACGATTCC